CTAACGACCCGAGTTAAGCGGCGTTGCCGCTGGAGAGGAGAAACGTGAACCAGGAAGATGGTAGCGGCAACGTCCGGCTTGAACGACAGGTTAGGCCAACCATCCAGAACCTTGGGTATTTGAACGAGTGCGCTACCCCAGGCCCTTGGAAGTGTGGTGAGTTCAGCTTCATGTGCAAACACATGGACGCGGCCCTTATCGTGAAGATGCGGAATCTCATGCCAGAGTTTATCGCCCTATGGAAAGCCGCAGACCTGTTGGACGGAACCAAACCCAATGGCCTTGGGTTGATGGTTGTGCCTGAACTGCTAAAGGCTGTCGAAGAACTGAACCGCAAGGCCGATGACGAGTTGGCCTAACGATCCGAGCTAACCGGACACGCGCAGCGGGTTCCGGTTGAGCGACTGGTTAGGCGGTGACGGAAAGCTGAAAGGAGACGCGATGGGTGCATATAACTACAAGTATGTTCGGGACCAACTACCCCCATACCTGACGGACGAAGTAGATGGATACGAGGGTTCCGTTGACTATGATGGGGATCAATGGGCGGCAGCATCGAGCTACATTTACGAACTTGAAACTGAACTTGCGAAACAATACGCGCAAACCAAGAGCATGGATAACGAGCGGTTGTTGAACTGGTTGAAAAATAGACAAGAAAGCAACTACTGCGGCGGAGCGGCGATTGTTGACGCCTAACGACCGACATAACCGGCCCAACCGCAACGCGGTTGGGTCCGAGTGAGCGAAGCGAACGATGTTGATGGAATGGTTAGGCTGATGACGACGAGGGTGAGACGTGGAAGAGAAACGGAAGATCATTGAAGAATGGGCCTCCCTTCAAGCTGATTTGCGAACGCAGTATGAGGATTTCTACCGCCTCACCCATGCGTGCGTGGAGAGCCCATTGTGGGAGCCTGTCTTCCGGTTGTGGGAGGCATACACGGCTGAAGTTTCGAGGCGAATAGGCGACCAATGTGAGTGGTTGAGCTGGTTTGAGTTGGAAAACGAAATGGGCGCCAAGGGGCACGAAGTCACGGTGAATGGAAAAGGCCGGAATGTGAGAACGCTGGATGATCTGCTCTGGGTAATCACAGCCGAAGCCTAACTTTGGATTAGGCGTCACGAAACGCCGCCCAATCAGGTGGAAAAAATAGCTAAGTGCTGGCGGTGCCGTGGGACTGCGAAACGCAAACGCGGCACCGCATTGGAGGAAGGATGACAAAGCCCGAATACGAGACTCTCTACACCCGCATAACCGTGAAACCCACCAGCGAACCCATATTCAGCGAACGCTCCACGGATATTTCCATCATCGATGAGGGCGCAGGATGTTTTGTGGAAGTGGCCCAGGATCGGTGCGGAAAGCTCCAGATAGACCTGATGGAGTGGCCTGCGATCCGGGATGCCATCGAATCCATGCTCCGCGAATGTGAGCGGATCAACGCGAGGGATGAGCCATGAGCACCGTCACCCTTACAGCCGATGAATACGAGGAACTGGTGCGGGCCTGCGAGAAGGCCGAAGCTATGGTTGAGGAATTGAAGGACTGCCTTCGCCTTTCCCGCGAAGCCGTCGGCAACCAGCAACACCGCGCCACAGTCGCAGAGATCGACTGCGACCGCTACCGCGCCGCCCTGGAGCAGATCATCGACCTAAACGCCGGATCGTTCCCCCTCCCATGGGACACCCAGAACATCGCCCGCGCAGCGTTGAACCCCGTTGAGAACCAAAAGCGAGACGCAAACTAAAGCCCCCGTGTTGGGGGCTTTTTGCGTTTACTTCGCTACCCATCCAGTGTTGCCGGTGCCACTTTCTTTGACGTATAGCGTGGTTCCAGCCCCGCCATCGGTGCGGGTAAAAAGAGAGCCTATTCCGGCAGCCACCACGTTTTCAGGACTGCCGCTTCCAGCCCTCCAGATAACTGTAGGAGTTGCAGAACCGGAGCCATGCCATATGCCCCGGTTGTATGTGTCAAGAGTCAGGATCGGGTATGTGCTGGCATCCCCATACAACTTCATATCTGCGGCATTGGTTCCGCTCCTGAAGATCTGATCACCGTAGTGGTAATTATAGTTTATGATTTTCTTGTTATTAAATAACCCCGTGGTAAGGCCATTCTCGTCCTCGATCATGCCATCATATCCGGCTAGATTTTGTCCTAGTGTTGAGCCTGCACAATTTACTAGCTGTATATACCCATTGGCCTTAATAACGCGGAACGGAGCTATGCTACCCGCTATATTCTTATAGCTTGCACCGTGGCCAAAACAGTTATTCAGGCTAACCCGGCCTGAGTTCACAATCAGGCACCTATCCACATTTCCAGATGCACCATTACCATAGTGGGATAGTCTCGATATTTCTAGAGCACCCACGCTGGATGTCATATTTAGGTATATGTGGGCCTTGCATCCGCCTTCAACCCAGCAGTCTATGATTTTGTTTGGTGTATCAGACACACCCGAAACTTCGATGTTATACCCAGTATTTCCGCCGCCCTGGCTTAATCTATAGTTTGATTCTATCGCACATCCTTGAATGATATTACTGTTGTGCTTGCCTTGAATCACAAGCCCAGCGGCGTCATTGCCAATCAGATTGCAATCCACCACCATGTTCGCGTTCGATGGGTATGTATTTGCGACTGGATTGGCCCAGCTATCCAATCCAAGGTCTATTTTTAATCCACATCCAACATTAAGGGTAGAGTGAACCCTTGTGATATTTGCCATCAATCCTTGCAAAATTCTGATCCCATCCCCACCGCAGGACGATACTAGAACATCGGATATCTCTGTAAGGTAGGGCCTGAGAAGCGCAATGCCGACTTGGCTTGTCTTTGTTCTATCCCCAAGAATAGACAGGTTCTTTATGCCTTGCCCAAGTGCGTCATAGTAAGCGCCTAGAGTGTTCCTTACTACGTATCCGTCATAAGTAGATTTAATCACTGTTCCATACTTAGATTCACCAAGCATTCTTACGAAATCGGGCAGTTCGACCATACTAGCGCATAGATAGACGCCATTAGGGAAATACACAGTAGCCCCGCCACTTACCCTAGTCGGTGTCACGTAGTCCGGGGCAACCACCCCGGAGATAGAGGATGCATACTGCAATGCCGCATTGATAGCCGCTGAAACATCGATTGTGGCCGTGCGAGCCTTCACGTCCGCAATCTGCGCAGCCGTCATAAAATCGAAGACGCTGATAACATCCCGCTCTTTATCCTGCACCGTCCTGGGCACCGCGCCAGAGCCGGATTGGATGAAGCCTACCAAGGAGGAACCGGAGGAAGCGGCGAGATCCGAACGGAGGGTATCTGTATAGGTTTTCGCGCTATCTAGCTGATCCTCAATATTATCGATTGGCCATCCAGGCTGAACCGCGCCCGTAGAATCCTCAAGCCTCATTTTGTAGGCGTTGGGGCCAAGATAGATGGTTGCCTGCCCGTTGGAGTCCAGGACTACCGGGTTAGTGTGCGGGGTGGTCAGCGCGGCATCCTGGTACACCGCAAGGGGGGTGGATGTCCCAGCCTTGAAGGTGTGCAGTAGCCCACCGGCCAAAGGGCCAAGAGTGCCCGTGGTGGTGAAAGCCTTGAAGATCGGGAAGCTAAACGGCATCGCGGTCATTACCAACCCCTATTGAAGTAATACTTAACCTGCCAGCTTCCCAATGTGAGCGCGGCCTGCGCACCTGTTGAATAGGTCGCCATCGTTGCCGTCCCAGATGTCGTCTGGTATTCCATGGTCGCTGAGAAAATAGGCGTTGCATAGGTAGCGCCCGCGCCGTTGTTCACATGGGCGAACGGAACCTCCGAGCCAGTGGAATACCCTAGATCGGCGGATCGGCAAACAATGAACATCCTGACGCCGCCATATCCGGCATATGTCACCGGGGGATAAATGCTCGCGAGTGTGACCTTGGTTGAGGCCGCCGCCAAAGCTGCTATGTCTTCCGACCTAAACCCATCCCGAAGGTAGGTGCTTACAACGCTTGTTACCGCTGTAGCGTTGCTCACAGCCTTCCCTAAATACACTCTCCATATTTTCGTGTTGTTTGTTCCCGTCCCGATAGTCATTTCCATCCGTGCGATATCGAAACAAACCACATTCGAGGTGTTCTTCGTGGCGGTTGGGATACTCGCGTCATAGAAAGGGGAGCTGGTGGTGCTACCCGTGGTCAAAACGCCGTTCTCGGCCACATCAACATAAAGGTGGCTTGTGGAGTTGGCTGGAACCGTCCATGACAGGTTAGCGGTAGAGATGCCCCATCGGTCCAGTGGCCCAAGGCTATCGAACCCCCCAGCGGCGCTCACGATGATAGGAGCCGATACGCTAGCGCTGCCGGTTATGGTGAGATTTACCGAAGAAACAGGCAGGAAATTAGGCAACCCCGTATCGCCGTCAGCGGTCCTACTGGACTGGAGGCACTGCCTGACACTTGTAGAGCTCCCCTTGGTGATGTAACCCAAGAGGATGAAATCGGTTCCGTCATACTCAACATCAAAAATCTGATCAGCGTAGACCGATGGTGAAACCTTGGTCCCGTAAGAGTTGTATCCCTTGATATCCTTTGCGCCCAGCGTGGACACGTTCAGAGTTGCGCCGGTTAGCGCGGTTGCGTGGAACTTCACGGCAAACCGCACCCCATCCGTGTATGCGCCTAATACCGTGGTTGGAGTGAGCACGAAGTTAGGGGATGTCCCCGTGGTCACGTAGTAGGTATTGGTCTGGGCCACAATTTCAGCCCGGATCACGTTTTTGGCTGTAGTATCCGCAGCGGTAGCGAATGCCTGAGCCGCAGCCTGAGCCGCAGCCGCAAGGGCCGCAGGGCTGGAGATGTTATCCTGGGGCCAATTCGCCTGTTGAACATTCGCAGCGTCCAATAAGTTAAACTTGTAGGCATTCGCACCCATCCACACCTGAGCTTCCCCATTGGCGTCCAGGATGACAGGGTTAGGCAGTGCAGACAGGCCCCCGGCATCCGAATAGAGCGCTTGGGGGGTGTTGGTCCCCGCAGCGTAGGAGTAGAGTTTCCCAAATGCGAGAGGAGCAAGCGTTCCGGTCTGGGTGAAAAACCGGACGGTTGCTAGGCTAATGGGGGATGCGCTCATTCTGTTTCCTCCGGCTTGGTTGCTTCGCCCTGGGTAGGACCGATGAGCTTGATCAGGTTCCTAGTGACGAGGTCGATGGATTTACTGTCTGGTTCCATCTTCCCAGCGGCCTTGAGCAGCTTCCGGCCATTCGGGCTCTGGAGAGCCTTCCAGATGATGCCGGGGCCGGAGAATGCGGGATTCAGCGCCGCCAATGGCGCTAACCCAGGCCCAGCCACAGGGATCGCAGCTAGGCTCATATTCGCAAGGAATCCTGTGAATCTTGCGGTTCTGGCTACCCTAGTCAAGCCCTTGAACGCTTCGACCATCTCAGGGTCTGCGATCTGCTCAACTGCGGGCATAGCCTTCTCAAGCGACGTGGCGAAAGCGCGTGGGTTCCCATGTGTCCCCTTGCCGTAGGCTTGGTTAATCGCCGCGTCTAGATAGCTGTAAAGCATGGGGTCAGCACTCGACCCACGGGCGATAATACCAGCCTTGTCGGGCCGCATTCGGGCTAGTGACCCCTGGTTTCCGGACGCCAAAAGATCCGCAGGGGTGGGAGTGTCCCGGATCTGGGTTAGGAATTGGCCTCCCTCGCTCTTATCGAACAGGGGCGCAACCTTCTTAGCAAAGATGGTCCTTGCCTCTTTCGCCTTCGCGGCAAGCATTGGGTCCGAATTGGTCATAGACTCAAGGATTGCGTCCCTAACCTCACCGAGCATGGACCTAGCCTCCGTGTCGCCATGTGCGGCAGCAAGCCTGCGCTGCTCAGAACCAAGCCTTTTCACGACATCAATGGCCCCAGAAAACGAATCGCTTACTTTTGGGGCAGGTGCATTCTTGGCTTGCGAACTGTCGAATAATACGTAAGTGTCGCTAACCCTATTAGACGACTCTGACACATTGTCTCGGACATTTCTTGCTATAATACCGTCATATCCAGCAGACTTTGCTTTATCTATATCGTTAGGTCCAATAACCTCCACCCATGATCTACCTTTCCCGTCTATCACAAGTGGTTTTCTCATGTCAACAGCGTATTTTTTTACATTTGCCCCCTTCCCGCTACCAGCGTATTCTGCTGCATTTTCTGCTGATGATGTAAAATATGAAACTCCTTTTTTCATCGATGGATATGCGAAAGGCTCCCCTCTATAAACAATACCCTCGTTATTCAACCCTGAAGCGTCTTTAAGGTCTTCGAGTAGTCCGGTGAGCACTTTTTTTCGCTCATCGGGCATCGCCATTGGATTCCGTTTCCTGCCAATTCCAAGCACATCCTCAAGCTTTTTGACCGCAGGTGTATAATCTACGCCAACACTATCCGCAGCCTCATCAACAGGAGCCATGGCCTTCTTGAACTCATCCCATGCCGCGTTGTATTTGGCATCGGCAGCATCCTGGAGAGCCACACCGGGGGACTTGCCACCTAGTTTGGAGGTTAGATCCTCCATGACTTCGCCGGTAGACTTGGTCGCACCGATTTTAGCAGCCCCGCCTAGCAGTTTCTTGCCAAGGCGCATCGGTCCTTCAATCCCAAGTGCAGCCGCAGGGGCAAAGGCCGCGCCTGATCCGGCTTGTCCAGCCTTCTTTCTCAGGAATTCCGCGTTGCTTGCGCCTGGTGCCATATCTACAGGCATGGTCAATGCCTGCGCCCCGCCAGCTAGTGCGATCTTCCCTAGCTGCTTTGCGCCCTGCTTAGACAGTATCTTGGCACCTTGCAGGCCAGGACCGCCCACCGCAAGGCCGGGAATCGCCTCCCCAACAAACTCGGAAGCGCCCAAGACATTCTTCGCAGCGCCCTCTGCCTTTTTGTTTCCGAGCTGGGTATGGGATCGCTCCCACTCCGCATCCATGAACTTCTTGCTCATGTCAATAAATGCGGTATCGGATTCATTGGTAAATGGGCTGAGGCGTGTTGCAATCTGCCCAACCCCTGCCCCTACGTTCAAAACGCCCTTGAGCGCGGAGAAAAGCGGCCCCGATGTCAGCTTGGAGAACGTGGAACCAGGATCGGTAGTGGACCGCTTGAACATGCCTTTGACGTAGAATTTGGACTTTTTGATCGTCTCAGGATCATACCCAAGGGCCTTGATGATGTCATCGTCGGATGACTTGGAATCCCAAGTCTTAGGCTTTGACGGTTCGCCCACAACTTCCCAGCCGCCAGCATTTGACGGCTTGGGCTCATCAACAATTTCCCACCCGTTAGGCATCATTCCCCCTTCTTATAAACTGTCCCATCGGGGCCTTTGATAGCCTTTCCAGACTTATACGCCAGCGCAACGGCGGGCGGAAGTTTCACGATCTCGGCTTCGGAAAGAACCTTAGTGGCTGGACCGTGCTTGGCTCCAAGGTCCTTAAACGCTTGCTCTGTTGCGGGAGTAAGCCGCTTCCCTTCAACCAAGGTTTTCCCGGTTAGCCGCTTGTAATCCTGATCCAATGCCACCAGTTTACCCGCTGCGATCTCGCGCATGATGTCAAGAGCGCCAAGGATCTGTTTGGGGCTCCCGGCTTCGTTCAACCGTGCAGCCGCAGCGTGGATTTCACCTTCCGTAATGTGTCCACCTGTGGCAACCTTAGCAACTTCACCCGCTAGGAACTGTTTGAGGGTTTGGAAGTTAGTCGCCTTGTCAGAACCCATCTGAATCCCGAGCCCCTGCGAAAGCCTATTGATGGCCGGGGTATCTCCGTTTTCAAGTGCCTGGGCCAGTCTGCGACCCGTGGCAAGATGTTCCGTCATAGTGTTAAGTGCGGAGATGGTCTTACCGCTGGTTCCCTGTGGCTCAAAGTCCTTAATGCCAGCCTGCCGAGTGGCCTGGGCTCCCTTGCCCATGATCTCACCCTCGCCCAATGCGGCAGCTCGAGCATTAATCATCTTTCCGGCTGGATTTCTTACGCTGTATTCCTGCGGAGGCTGCTCCTTTCGGGCGATAGCTGCGGCGATAGCTTCCATTCCGATATCCGGCAGCGGCTTGGTGGGATCAAACCCAGCCCCGGCACCGCCCATGATGGCCATCATGCTGGGCTGAATGTTTGTAGCCTTTTTGATTGCCATATCTCTCAATTTGATCGATTCAGGCCCACTACCATAAGCCCCATTTTTCCAGTCTGTCATGATCTTGCCAACGTCCGAGGTGGGTTTCATATCGTCATTGACCGCCCTAGCCCTAGCCATAATAAACCCAGCCGCATTTTCGTTATACTCATCACTGAGCCCATACTTTTCTCTGACTTCCGGTGGATAAGCACGGATGAACGTAGCCCACCTTGATGGCCTTTCTTCTGGACCAACTTCCTTAACCCATCGGATGCCTTTGTCCATGTCTTGTAAACCCGCCAAGACGTTCTCACGCTCCGCTTTGGTCAGCTTGGCTTTAGCTTCAGCCCACTCTGCTACAGACTTCTGGTAGATGGCATCGGTCTGGGCACTGGACTTGAGCATCGTTTGGAGCTCGTTAGCCGTTTCGTAGTCACCCGCCGCCTTCGCGGCCTGCGCCGCTTTTTGAACGTCCCCGCCATGCTGGGATAGCAGCGCATTGACCCGTGCGACCTTGGCCTGTTTCGCCTTGGCCTCGCCTAACTGCATCTGGCCCATCTCGCCCTGCATTGCCAGTTGCTTTAATTGGGCTAGGCGCGTCTGTCGCTCCAGGGGATCTGGAACCTCAATCTGAGGGAACTTGCCGACCATGTTGTAAATGCTAGGATCAATTGGCATCTTTCACCTCACTTATACTTGAGCCAGTTAGATATACCAGTATTGAACCCGCCGATGATCGCATTCGATCCAGCTATTCCGGCAGCCGCATTGGCATTAGCCGCGCCCATCGTGTTCTGCCCGAACATTTGCGCGTAGTTCTGCCCAGCCTGCCCCGTGGCCTGAACGGAGGTTTGGCCTAGCCCAGCTATGCCAGCCAGCCGGTTATACGTGGTGTCCTGGTTCGCTTTCCACCGGCCATACGCGTTCTGGTATTCCTGAGAGGCCATGTCTTGATTGTAGCCAGCTAGGGCCTTCAGCGTCCCCCCGCTCATCAGATTTCCCTTCGCCGCCGCGCTCCGCTCCAGTGCCTTGTTGGCCATAGCGATTCGGAACTGAGTGCCGGGATCGGTATTCTGGTCGTAATTGAACTGCTGATTCAGGGCTCCATACCCTTCGGTTCCTTCACCGGACAGCCCCAAGAGGGTAGACAGACGACCTACCGCAGCCCCTCCAGCTTCGCGCCACGGGGCCTGGTCTAGCCTGTTCTGCTCGTATTCGGACGCCGCCAATTGATTGGCTTGGTTAGCGGCGAACTGCTGCCCCTTCGCCGCCTGCTTCGCTTGGTTAGCCGCAACAAGCCCACCCGCTACGGATACCGCCGCGCCAATCCCTACCGCTACCATACTCATGGCAAAACCTCCATAATTGGGTGCCCTGTCTTGAAGTCCACCACATGGGGTTCGCCATCGCATTCCACGACAAGCGCTTCCTCTAGCTTATCCAAATCCGTTTCGTTTGTGTGAAATACGTTGATCCACATGGTATCTTCGTGCGCGTAGGCAATCTTTTTGATTCCAGGTGCCCCAACGAAAGTGCATGGTCCATGGACCTCCTTCAGCCCATCCTCGGTCCTTACGGTGAGATGCCCATAGGGAACGATGGTGATGTCCTCAACCCTGTGGACCTTGCCCGTGAGAACTGTTCCCGCTGGGATGATGATCTGCCTGCAATACAGGCCATCTGCGAAGGTGTGTTTCACTGGCATGTCAATCTGGGGCTGCGTAGCCATGAATTTTTCAGCAGACAGGATCTGGTCTCGGACGGATTTGACAACCTCGCCGTCCTCGCCAATCCGGTATGTTTTCAGTGGTTCGCTCATTATCATCCCTATGTAGCAATCAGCCCGTGAGCCCGAACCCTGGCAAGCAACGCATTGAGAGCCGCCCTTGCCTCTACATCAATCACGCCCCCGCCCGCTGCGTTAGCTATGGCCGCACCCTGGGCAGAGACGACCTGGACCCCGTTGACCTTGAAAACCTTCCCTGGCCCAAGGTCGAGGTCACCAATACCTGTGTCCCCCGCCTTGTCGATGGGTGTGAATCCAAGAGCGGCTTGTTTGCCATTGAACGTCGCCCAATCCGTCTTGGTGAGATACCCGTCAACCGAAGACGATGCAGCCGGAATGGAAAGGGCCAGATCTGAGGAAAGGTCACCACCACCAGCCAGGGGTGCTGTAGTAGACACAGTTCGGGCGACTGGCACCCTGGACGTGTCGGATGGGTGTTTATGATCCTCCCGAGCATAAGCGAGGCTAGTCCCAATGGCCCCAAGCGTGGAACTCATTAAGGGAAGCGTGTTGCTAGGCAGGACAGAATTAATGGAGGAATAGACCGTCTGAGAGAACCACTGAACCCATGGCGAGGTGAAGAACCCGGTCGAGTCCAGCGGCCTGGAATTGATGGGGGCTGCTTTGCTGGTCATCAGTTAGCCCCCCTTCGCACCTGGATAGATGCACCCAAAAGGGTAAACTTTACCGGGTCAGAGAACCGGACCCTGACAACCCTGGACCGGCTAAAGCCAAGCCGCCTCCAGATTGCTCGGGTGAGGTAGCTGCCGATTTTGCCTAGTGTGACCCATCGCTCAGGGGTCCAGGTGTGCCCGGCATCGGTGCTCCACTGCATCATAATCTGGGGATCGGTGCCCTGCTGGGTGCCGTCCAGGCCAACGCCCGTCTCGGCTTCGATCTGCATCATATCCCAGAAGATGCGGACATTGTCATCGGTCACATGGGGGCTAGTGCGTTCCCGAATGATCACATCGCCGTCATCCGTGAAATATTCGGGATCTAGCGCGTAGATGTCCCCGTTCTCATAGTCCCCGACAACGTGCGTATTATAGACGAAGGCGTGGCAATCCGCACGATGGCGCAATTCCTGCCCATTCCTGAAATTGATGCGCTCATGCCACATCCCGGTCATGATGTCATAGCACCATGTCGTATTCGTCCCAATGTTCAGGCAGTAGAATTGATGCCCGTCCTGCTGGTAGGTCCAAGCCCTAGCGTTGGACAGATCGCCCGCCGCCTGGATGGCCAGTTCGATCGCGTGAGTGCTGATACGGGTCGGCTGGTAGCCTTGGGCCATCCACACGATACCGGATCCATTTGCCCCACCGCCTAGCCATACCACCGTGTTGCCCAGCTTTTGCATGGCGAATGGGGATGCACACCCGAACTCGATAAACGCGCCCTGGATGCGCTGGAACGGGTTGTTTAGATCCCCAACATTGACGAATACCTCAGTCGAATCCGTGCCGGGTAGCCAGATTTGGCGGTTTGATACTACCAATCCGACAAGATTATCAGGCGAACCCTCTACAGTCTGGAAGTCCAGCGGATCGACAATGGAAACGTCATTCAGGTTTGTAAACCCAAACTGCCCGGTTGCCCGCTGGTTAAACAGTACGTATCCATCCAAGAAATCGACCCGATCAGCAGGTGGAAAGCCCGAGATAACGAAGAAATTGGGCGTTGATGTGGCGTCAAACCCATACCCGAAGCTCCCATCCACGATGCAAAGCTGGTATGCATTCGAGGTCATATCTACCGGGCCGGTTGAGGTGTTCAACGTCCCCTTAAGTGTGGCGTTCCAGGATGAATCAACCTGATACAGCCCATTCCCGCTAACAACCGCAAGGTTTCCACTGATAGGCACCCGGTAAACGCACCGGATAGGCCCCGTGCCGATGGTTGCCAGCTTGCGGAGCCCCGGAGTGCTCACAAGTGACCCAACCTCGCCATTCGGGGCCGTTTTCTGCTCATTGATCTCTGGATACATGTTCACAGTTCTCTGACAATCCGCATTCACGGAGCGCAAGAGATAAGAGCCACCGATGTAGCCAGGGAACCGAGTCATTAGTATGCCTTGTATCGCTTCATGATCTTTTTGTCGGCCTTCAGGTCAGCCTTGGAGCCTTCCTTGATACCCTTGGCCTTATCGTGCTTTTCGTCGGCAACCTTTGCCGCCTTGGGTGCATTCTTGCGAATCCCGATCTCTTTCTTTTTCACGGCGTCTCCTTACGGGGCCACAAAGCCATACGAACGGTTGAAGATGTCAGCGTTCCCGCCACGCTCTAGGAGTGCGGAATCGCACCGGAGGTAATCCGGGCGGTAGTTCCTGATTCGGATCTGGTTAATTGCCAGGGTGGCCACGCCCATAACTGATGGCGGGGCCTCTGACCCAAACTCGGGCGCAAGCTCAACCGCGAGGTTGTATCGGACCGCACGCTCATACCCATTGGGCATAGAGAAGGCATCATTGATGGTAGCGAACCCACCGAATGGCCCTGGAGTGTAGAGAACCACCGAACACTGAGTCGCAGGAATAGGCCAGAAGTTGAGGGTGTTTAGAGGGTAATCCCCCTGTGGGTAGCACGATGTCGGGAACGAACTGGAAACGGCCTTAACCGGGAGGTTCATCCAGTCCTGATCCTGCATGATCTGAATCGGGATCTCCACATTCGGGGTCACGCCCGTTTGCATGATGGCGATGTTTTCAATCCAGGTAGGCCGCGCCATGTTCAGAGTCCCACCCGTTCCAAGGGTGTAGGACTGTGTCCCGATGACTAGCGGAAATACCGTGCGGTTGATGGTCCACACATCCAAGCTGTCGGTGGTCCAGGTCTGGAGCATGGAATTGAGGCTATACAGGGCGTTTTGATAATCAGCAGCGGTGAACGTCTGGTCATCACCGGCCAAGAGCCGGAACGCGCCCGAGATTACATCCCTAACCGTGGTAGCCATTATTCGGCCTTTCTGGGCCTACCGCCCTTACGCTTGGGCGGATCTTCCGTGATTGATGGTTCGGTAGGTTTGCCTTCCTCGGGGTCGAACCCATAGAAAGCAGCCGGAGAAAGAGCCCATCCAGAGGCCAGCATGACGCTACCCTCATTCTCGTTGCGGGCAATAATCGGCTCAAGTGTCCGATGATGGAGCCAGCGCGGGTAGGTAATTTCTTCCATTGTGCCTCACATAAACAAAGGGGAAGGGCAATTACTGCCCCTCCCCTAGTATAGGCACTATTTACGCGTCTTCAAGGTTTTGAAGTGTGACGATAATCTGAGACGAGCCTTCAATGAAGGCCGTGGTGCCGGACCCGGTGATGGTGATCTTGCTGCCAGCCGCGCCGTAGTTTAGTCCGTTAGGCTTCTGGTCAGTAGCGGTGGCCACGGTCACCTTACCCTTGGGAGTCTGGTTCGCCGAGGTCATAGCCAGGGCAGCACCAGGAACGGCGGTGCCATCGATCTTAACGGTCAAGGTGCAAGCCTTGGCCGCAGTCGTGGCGGCGGTGGTGGGAATCGACTTGATATCAATCACCTTGAAGGCGTGGGGAATGATGTAGTCGGTAAGAAACGCAGCATCCGCAAGGCTAGTCAGGGCGGTATGGAACGAGAGGGTATAGACCCCGGCCTGGCTCGTTTTTGCAGTGGTAGTGTAAGGGGTGCTAGACATGTTGGATTCTCCTTAACCCTGGTTTCGGACGACGAACTGAGGACGATACAGAGCCCAGCCGTAAAGAACGTCAAGGCGGTAAAGATGCTGGTCGGTCATGCCGTTCCAGAATCGGGACACTCGGACGCTCATATTCAAATCCTTGAGCTTCACGCGGTGGCAAACATCGGGGCCACCAGGGATCAGTTCTAGGTCAGCGGAACCCATCACGAAAGCCTGGGGATGACCCACGAAGGACACGGGGCTAATCTTGCCGGTCGCAGCGGTGGGGTACAGGCGAGCACCAGTGACAGGCAGGGCATCGATATTCTGAGTGGGGCCAGTCAGGATCATCGGGGGATCGAAAGCTGGCGTAGCAGCGCCGCCGCCATCAGCGGTCATCAACGAAGTGACCACAAACTGTTTGAGGAAGCTGGTCTTGCGCTTGGTGATCGGGTTCACGGCATACACGCCCGCGATGGTGAAGGTGTCGCCTTCGTTCATCGTGTCGGCAGCGGTCCAGGCGGCGGTGACGATGGTGGTAGCGCCATCGGCGGGGGCCACGACCGTAGGGGAGCCGGTATATGTGCCATAGGTGTGAGTGGGAGCCTGGGAGTCCATCGAATGGGCGAAGCCAGCGGCATATCCGATGGTCCCCTTACGATACTGCTCAGAGATGTCAGCCGCAGGATTGAACGTGCCGGACATGCCATTCACGATCCCGGCCTGGGAATCCGGGTGCATGACGTTGTAAAGATCGCCGGGAGGCACGGCAAGCTGGGCCAACTTGGAACCAGCGGCCAAAACGGTGCTGAAATTCGTGGGCTGGGTGCCGGGGGTGCCGACAGTATTGGCGACCTTCTTATAGAGGGCCATGCCAGCATAGTCGATCTCGGAGGCCACGATAGCGGCCATGGGATCAAGGCGCTGTTTCTTCAGGTCATCGATGTTGAGAGCCAATTCCTGGCTAGTCAGCATGAAGTCCGAGCCACCCTGAGTCAGCGTGATCGGCACGTAAGTGTCGTTCATTGCTCCAGGGTTAGCATTCGGCCCAGTGCGGTAGGTAGCGAAGCCAGGAACACGGAGGTTCACGGTGTCGCCGTGCTTGGCCCCGACATCCTTAAATGAATTGTCAAAGCCATGGTAGGAAGTCTTGGCGAAGGCAATGCGGTTTTCAAGCACTTCCGCGATTGCCCCCGTGATCAAGGCTACATTATTATAAGTGTTGGTAGGCATGTTGTGCCCTCATGGTTGGCAGGTCAATACTCTTCATACCGGGTAGACTTTACAGCCGGTGCGCCCTTGCCCATTGGGGTCACGGGGACGAGAGGAGCTGGGGCCTGGGGTTTAGGTTTGGGTTCAGGCTTGGTGGCAAGTTGACTTTCAATCTTCCCAAGAGCTACAGCCTGCGCCATGGGGGATAAAGTCTTGATTCTTGCGTTTTCTTGCGGGTGCTTACCGAGCCAATACAGGACTTCCGTACCAAGCTCAAGCTCGAGGATCGTTTGCGCCATCGCCGGAGTGGGCGACAATTGCCTAAGATCCGCGACATCATCATAATCCACAAACTTGGACTTCGCAAGGGTCTCTTTCTCTTTCCAGGCATTTTCTACCGATTGGACCTTGGCCCGCTCGGATTCCTGCTTCAATTCCTGCTTCACCTCCCAGCGCGTCAAAGCCCTGAGATAGCTATCGTAATCATCGAATTGGTCTTGGGTTGGCTCACCATCTGCGGCCTTTGCGGGCTGGGCCTGGGGCTTCAGCGCTTCCAATTGGCCCCGAAGATAGGCAGCTTCAGCACGGGCATCTTCTGCCGCCTTGCGTTCCCGCTCTAGCTTCCGCTGGTAGCCGCCCTTGCGCTTCCGATGTTCCTCGGGGGATTCCCCAGGTTCGGGCTCAGGCTCGGGTTCGGGGTCATCCTCGTGATCGACCTCGAGCTCAGGCTCCGGCTCGGGTTCAAGCACAGGCTCCGGGATCGGTTCGGGTTCCGGGGTCGGGATGGGATCTTCTTCAAATCGGGACATTCATTTCTCCTGCCAGCGGGTTAGCGCCAGTCTGGATATCGCCGGAGAGTTCCGGCTGGGGTGGCATAGTTGGTTCCTCGCCCATTGGCGGGGCCATGGGATCCTCTACGGCCTGATGTTCAGCGGTAGGCTGATCCCTAAGCGCGAGCCGCATTTCATCAATCTCGGACTGTGCAGCGCCCAATTCATGCTTGAGCATGGTCAGCGCAGCCGCGCCCTCTTGCTGGGCAACTAGCTTGATGATCTCTGTCCTCTGCTGGATTAGGGCAACGTCCTTTTTGGTGTCCAGTTCCAGTGTTTTCTGGTCTAGCTGGTCATGGGCCTTATTCAAGGCTTCAGTCATCTGGTCAATCATTTGCTCGTATTGGCCCATCTTCTGCTCAAGCTCAGGCGGGATCTCTGCCTGTCCGGGCTTCTTCTCCTGGAATTGGGGAGGCAGTGCCTTCTTTAGCCGCTCCTGGATCTGCCGTGCTACAGGCGTATCCATCTGGGAGACGATCAAATCCCCGCCGATCTCGGCAAAGCCTGGAATGACCTTGGCAAGGTCAAGCATCACAGCTAGATTCTCTGTCCGCTTAGTGGCGTAGCTCGGACCGGCGGTGATCACTACGTCATACCGCCCATTCGCAAGGTCGATATCTTCCTGCTGACCATCAACCTTGGCCCCATTCACGCCAAGGATCTCGTGGGAGTCATCTTCCTTGATGATCCTGAGAATCCGCTCGTTATTGTAGATCTTGGGGATCAGATTGTTGATGATCCGGCCAACCTGGCGCAAGGAACGGTTAAAATTGTCCTGGAAATGGAAATTCCCGGTCTGCCCCTGGGCCGCAAGGCTGCGGATGGCGATACCTGACTGAGAGCCCTCTTTGTTGCCTAGGTTCGCGTCATACATGCCCGCCGAAGCCTTAAGATCGGCCTCAGAGCCCTGCATTGCCACGGTAATTGCCTGGATATTGGCTTCAGCGAACTGTCTTTCAGGCTTGGGGATCGGGTTCCCACGCTGATCGATATGATTGTACGGCAGGTAATCGGCATTCTTACGGTTCGCACCTGCCCATTCCTTCTCGAGCCCTCGCTTTGCCTCCAAGGGGCCAACAAATGGAGCTTTGGGAGTAAGCGCAATGGCCTCAGCCTGGGCCGTTTTCATCAGATTGTAAAGCATCGCTGGGTCTTTAGCCCTGCGGATGATGCCAGATCGCGTGATCTTGCCGTCAATCAGTAATGTTTCACCGTAGAAAGGCACAACCGGGATAGATTCGTCCAGCCAATCCGTGCTTTCCAGAATTTCATACCCGTTTGTCTTATACCACTTGGTTTCCCACTCCCAGGATTCACGCTCGGACACAACGCCTTCGTAATCGACGCCATCAACCTTGCGGACGACGCTACCATCCTGGAGTTTGCACACCTTAAATTTGCGCTTGTTCCGCTCGAAATACTCGGACACCCGCACGGAATCAGGGGTAATCCAGTCCGGGGCTTTGTCGCCAATGCTTTTCCACTCGCCAGGAGTGGTGGAACTCAGCTTGGCATTCGGGAACGTCTCTTTGAACTCATCGGCGGTGTAATCCTGGTCAATGAAGGCCCAGTTAAGGTCGGACCCGTCAGGCTGGACGCCTCCAGGGTCAACGTGGACCATAAATTGATTGGGGATCATCCCGATTTTGATGACCTGGTCAAAGGATTCCGGGCTCTCGAATTCGGTATATATCCGCACGAACCCGAACCCAGGCAAGCCCTGGCCTTCAAATGCGGTATCGTAGGCAATATCTGCCGAGCTATCGTATTCGATGTGGCGGATCAGCCCTTGCCTACGCTCCGCACCCTTCTGATCCGCGCCATCCCCAACCGGCAACACTCGGATAGACTGCTTGTTCTGTCTGAAGTCATTCACAAGCTGGTGCCAGAACGCGCCAATGCGGTCCACAGTTAGGCAAGGTCTGCCCTCTGCGGCCCGCTCTCGTCTGATCTCCTCCGGCCATTGCCGCTTGGGGTCGCAGAAAACCAAATCCTCTAGGCAAGCCTCGCGCCATCCCTCGGAATCGATGGCAATACGACGCCGATCCCTGATGCGTTGCAAAAGCTCGGCATCAGGGTCGGTCTGTGTCTCTTTCGCTTTACGTGCCATCGTGTTCCCTTTAGTTAGCAGATGTCATGGGGCAGAATAGGCTCCTTGGGAGGTGGTTGATCACCAACGGGGGGAGGAGGCGGGTTCTTGGGTGGGTCGTCGGCACAAGTGGCCTCTGGAATGTTTTCGTCTGGGTTGGACATTTACTTCTCCTTAAAAAGCCTGGATTCGAGCACCTTTACCCGGTCCTTGGTTTCTGCCAATCCGTGTTCAACGGTTGTTACACGGTTATCCAACACGGCATTTTCCTTTTGCCCTGCGTAGACCGCAGCCTTTAGCTCCTCGAGTGCCTTAGCCTGTTTCTCTGCGGCTGAGGCCACCATCGTCCCAACTACCGTAAGGGTCGCACCAATGATCCCAATGGCTATCTTTGCCACGGCACTCCATCCTGGGTAATCCTCGGCCATCTTGCCCGGTGGTGTCATCGCTGGAGTCTCCCTATCACATAGCCCGACCCTAGGCCGATGGCAAATCCCTGGAATCTGCCCCTCCACAGGGCGTTTTTCGTGAGTGACTTCTGAGCCTCAAGGGCGATACGGAGGCCAGCGACTTCTCTGGACCTGGCGGCCTCGGCTTCTTTCCACATGTCCCTAGATTGGCTTAGGTCGATTACCTTGGACTCTAGCCCTGCGATGAACACGCCCTGGGCCATGATTACCTCATCCTGCTTTGCAACCAAAGGGGAAAGGTCAACCACTCCGGTTGGAATAGGCTCCACGATGGGAATCGGGTGAGGCTGGACATGACTGGAATACTGCTTGCGGAGTGACTCAAGCTGGGCCACCTTACGGGCCACCTCGGCGCGGGATTCTTCCAATCCTGCATCCTTAGCCGCAATCGCTTGGTCCTTTGCCTCGGCCTGCCTCTTAAGCGCATCCGCCTCCCCCTTGGCTACGTTTGCAGCATTCTCGGATTGGGTGACCTTGGCTTGGTTCCGCTTGGTGCCCTGCCAGTAGCCAGCCCCAAATGTGACACCTAGCACCACGACAATAGCCCCAGCGGTCACCGCTACGGGCTTCCAAGCGCGATAGTCGAGGATGTCAAGCAATGTCATGCCAATCCTCCAGGCCGATGATGCGTTCCTCAAGCCCTTCAATGATCTTATGAAGTCGCTCCAGTTCCCTAGCCAGCGATTCAGTGGCCCGCTCCATGGCCTGGATACGCTCCGCCTCACTCATGGCTGGCCTTCGATCTTTGCGCCCTCTGGTGTGCTATCGCTTGCGGACGCTCGCACACCAGGGGCAGGTGGGGCCGCGACCCCGACTTCCTCCTGTTTGCGGTAGGCACTCCCAGCCAATCCTGCCAAGATGCCAGCCACAAACGTCAACGCAGACACGGCACCTGCTCCCAGGTCACCGTTGCGCCAGATCCAAACTGTGGAAGCTATGCCTAACCCGACCGTGACAGCACACAGAACGCCAGCGGACGCCACAACAACGTGACGCTTCGTGCTTAGCTGGCCAGTGCTAAGGCTGAGGGTTTCCCGGATCCAGCCGATCACGGGATCAGCTCCACAATGAGCCAAGACACTACAGAGGTGTCAGAGCCGCTCGAGCTGGTGATTGCGAATGAAGCCCCAGCCGTCACAGCGCTCACTCGCAGGAACCCCGGCGTCCCACCGGGCGTTAGGCATGTCAGCAGGATAATGCTGTTCGCCGTCACACTGGTATTCGATACCACGACAGTGCCTCCGACCAAGGTGGCCACGCCTGCCTTAGCATTGGTCCCCGTCTTGACCGAAAGCCCCTTGCCCACCGTCTCGATACGGAACTGGGCATTGTTCAGGTTCAGGTTGCCGCCGCTGGTTAAGCTCCAGTAGCTCGTGGCAGCGTCATTCGCGCAGTAGATCGCGTTACCTGAGCCGTAGATACGCAGGTTTGCCTGGGTCGGGTCCGCGCCATCGTTGAAGTAGGCATTGGCGATGATCTTGGGGCTGTAGATCTCCCCGCTGATCGCCCACCCACTTACCATGGTTGTCACAGTGCCGTTGAGCAGCTTAATGACGTTGCCGCCCGAAATGTAGATGTCGCCGCTGAAGAAATCCGTTTTGCGCCGGTTGTTGGTGTAAACCTCAACACCGCACTTTGACCCGCCCGTGGCCTCAATGGTGGAACACACCCCGGAAATGAGGGGGGAAGGCGTCCACGTCTTCTTGAATAGAACGCCATGGAGATCGGTCCCTTGCAGCCATCCATGGGACAGGCCGAGAGGAACGGAGTCCACAACCATCGCATACCCTGTGCCAACCGGGGGGCCTTCGATCTTGTAGTTATTGATGTAGATTGCGGTTAGCCAAGTCGTCCCGTATTCCAACAGGATGCCCGTGGGGTTCCCTACCGTTGGGGTTCTGCAAATCAGGCCATTGAAGTGAATCCATTCGCAGTTGTAGTTATCCCCGCCTTTGACATGGATGCCGAGCGTCCCAAAGTTCCTAACGCTGATATTGTTGAAGTGAGCACACTGAGTGCCGCCCACGATATTCAGGCCATACTTGCCGGCCCCGGCGTTCCCGCCCCACAGGCTCACATTGTCCATACGGAAGCCGTAGAGATACTTTGTATCGTCGCCCACGGTCACCGTGTATTTGTCGACGTCCCACGGGTAGAGGTAATTTTCGCCCGTGCTGGTGTCCTGCATGGATTGCCCAGTGATGCGGACATTGTTCTTGGTGATAACCAGGTTGACCTTGAACCATCCATCCGGGATAACGATTGTTCCGCCCGTGTCAGGCAGGTCTGCAATCGCATCATGGAAGAATGAGGTCGAGTCCTGGTCTGTGTTCGGGATGGCACCATAGGCCAGCACGTTCAAGTAGGGGCCGCTTACGCTACCACCAGCACTTGAGGACTGGAGCCCGTCGATCCACGTCGCTTGGTCGTTCCACGCCATCTTCGCTCCTCACAATCACAGGCCAGTATTGCCACTCATAGGGATTTTCGTCGTATGGGTCTGCCCATGGGTCCGGTTGCATTCAGGCACCTTCCACCTCCGGGGGCAGCGCATCCGCCCGCCTCAGCCATCCCTTGAGGAACTTCGCGGAGGCGGGGCGATTGGCGACAATCTGCCGGTATCGGTCGGCACAGTCCCGGCAAAGCAGCATGAGCAGGTGACGGGGTTCAGTGGCGTTCAGCGCGGCTTCTGTCTCAGGCCCCCAAAGCCCGTCCGGGATGATGTAAGCTCCAAGCTCGTTTAGTGCGGCCTGGACCATCCGAACGGCGGTCTTGCGCCCGAAGTTGACGGCCATGTCGAATACCTTGGTGGCAACCAGCTGGTCATCCACGCCATCAAATCGCCAGTAGTCCGAGCGGTAAATCGAAGCCACCTGGGATGGCGCGATGTTCCGCAAGGCTTCCTTGGTCATGATCCCGTGCCGCTGGGCAGTCATCAGGGTAATGCCCTGATTCGTGGCACCGCCCGGGTCGTCCGGGTCGTCTACCCACCCGCCTTCATGGGCAAGGATCCATGGTAGAGCGGTTGGGAAATGGGCCATTAGGTCATCTCAGCAAAGCGGAGGAGGCCATCTAGGATTACGCACGGATAGGCGCGGCCCCCTCCACACTGCAATAATAGCCCATAGGCAAATTTTGGCAAGTGCCTAATTTAGCCATGAGTTTACTGGGGGACGGGAACGCATCATCATCTCTTCGTCGCTCAGTTCTGGCTCCGGCCTATTCTTCAGCCCAAACAGGATGATTGGCTCCAGGGCATACCTTGCCGCAGCCCATGTGTTATCAAACTTGCCGGTAGTATTGCGCAGAATGTCGCCCGTCAGCCGGTCCTTCTTCCATGACCAATGCTTTGCCTCTTCGATCGCAAGTGTGCACCTGGGATGGATGATGATGTTCTTGTAGGTTCTGAGGTGGTCTATCCCGTCCTCTTCACACCCCGTCCACTTGTGGCACGGCACCACACGGTTGAACCCGGCGCGGTTGACCGCGCTGATAGTCTCTGGCCTTGAGCAGTCCGCACGAGCTACATAAGCCCTAGCGCCTGGGATCTCATCCCACAATGCAGGCAGTTCATCCGTATCAACCTCAAGCCCTGCGGCCTCGTATTCAAGGTAAAGGTCACCTTCCCAGATCCACAAGCGCACCATCGTCCCCGGATCCTGGGAGAACCCGAAGTCGATCCCGTGGTATGGGCCATCCCAAAGCCCTTCAACCGGCGTGAACTCTTTGACCTTCCACCGTCCACGGAGGATCTGGGCATCGCTCACCTTGCGGTAGCCTCCACCCCACACATGGGCCGCGGTGTCAGGGTCAACGGAATACAGATAGTCCTTTTCGAGCCGCAGGACATCCGGGAACCACGGATTGTCCATCCAGTTCATCTCAACAATGATGGCCCCTGGTGGTGTGTTCTTCACAAAACGCACGTCCACGGGGTCTGTTTCGTCATCCGGGTTGTATGTCCCCCAGATCTCAGACCCAGGCTTACGGATGGTCGGGATGAGCAGCTCCCAGGATCGGTCTGTGAGCGTCCGGCATTCCTCCATCCATGCAATGTCCACGCCCTCAAGAGACTTCACAGACTCCTCGGTCATGGAGGACATGCCACGGAAGATGAACTCGCTCCCATTGTCGGCTCGGATCTCGGTCTTCAGGATCTCGAACCGATTGCCTAGCCCCAAGATGCCAATTTGGTTCTTAATCAGGCGATACGATGAGTCAGCAATGCTCTTCTGGATCTCGCGCCCGCATAAAATGAGCCTAGGGGCCGAAAGTGCATTTGCAATTAATGCACGAGCAACGCCCCATGACTTTGCCGAGCCTCGCCCTCCCTTGAAAATCTTGTAGCGATGCGGTGTAAACGCAGCGCTTACCATCTTCTGAGGGATTTCGATGGTGATTTCAGGCATCAGGAACGATGCCCTTGATTACCAGCGTTGTCTGGTGCTCCTGTGGGCCACCATCTGGGCCGCTGACTTCCGTTCTTGCCAGCTTGGGAACACCAAACTCTAGCAGCGCAATATAGGCTTGCAACGCTCCCTTAGGGTCCGTCTCTGCCACTGCATCGATCCAGGCCTGCACCCTAGGCGCGGTCCCGTCGATCACCTCTGCGATCACCTCACGGGCCTTCGCGGTCACTTTATTCGGCTTGCCCTTGCGGGAACCTCCACTATTAGGCACTTTGGGAGTTCCCTTGGGGGGGCCAGGCTTCTTTTTAGGTTTTGTGTCGCTCATGGCCCATCTCACCGCCTAGTTGTATTCTTCAACACGCTGGTAGCGCCGCACCCTGAACTTGGCCCGTGGCAACTGCTTCTTGTGGGCGTCCCGGTGCTTTCTAGCTTCCTTGCGGGTGATCTGGGCAAACCCCACTGCGATCCATTCGCCATCAATCAAACGCTCGACAAACCAAACTGAGTCCATCGTCTTTCCTCCTTATACCATTCTAGGCATTTTGTGCATGTTTGCAAGGCGTTCCTCGCGTTTGAGGTTCCGGGCCAGGGCCTTCCGTTCCCTGTCTAGCATGGAGCATGTCTCACACCAAGACTTACCCGGTATTGCGTCATTGTTGCAGCGGGTGCATATTCCCAGGCTTCGCTTAAGCACAACAGTCTCCCGGTGGTATGCGGCTTTGCGCTCCAGGTTCCCAGGCTTGGATGCCCATGTCTGGTAGTATCGCTTACGGGTTTCGTTCATCCTAGCGCCTCCTGAATCCACTTCAACGCCTGCCCTGAGTGGATCTGCTTAGTGTCAACCTGGAATACCTTCCACCCTGCAAGCTGGGCCAGGATCATCTTTTCGTTGTCCCGATTGATGCCCATGCCGGTTGAGTGGCCCAGCTTGGCCTTGGCGAAGGTGCCACCCTGGACCTCAACTAGTAGGTTGTGCTTGGGCCAAGCAAAGTCAAACCGATACCGCCGCCCATTGATAGCCGCGAACTCAGTCACCGGCTCGGGTAGCTTGGCCCATGCTATCTGTTGGGCTAGGATTGCCTCGGGTTTACTCATGGCTTGCGCCTATTCCATCGACGGATCGCCAAGGTAAGCATGGGCCGCTTGTCTGCCCCTGGATACCCGTCTGCGATGTAGCATGTCTCCAGTGTAAGCCCACACTCGTAGCATACTATCTGCCATGTCCCGTTAGCAGCTAACCCGTCTGGCAAGTCAATCAACTCTGGATCGCGTCCACATAATGGGCACGGCTTAATTTTGGTCGCACTCATGGTCTCCCCTGTGGCTCGATATCCTCAACGAATGATACGCCTAGCTCTGATGCCGCCCACGCCTCGACCTTCTCCACGTATGCCGCAAACTCAGCCGTTGACAGATTGGTGGTGCTCATCGCCATCAATCCGCCTCCAGGCATGTCAATGCAGCCGATAAATTTACGCTTTGCCAATTCATGCCAAGTTTCTGAGCCATACTGTCTACCCTCTACCCATGCTTCGGTTTCGATCTGGTGCAGGATGTTCCAGTAGTAGCGATTAGCTTCCAGGCTACGCTTCTTCGTCTCAGGCCTGAAGTCTACCTGGAGCGGGTGTTTGGTCCCCGCCATTGCCTTCCAGTTGGCATCGATGAACGCCTTGGCGGCTTCAGCGTGTCGGAGTTCACGGCAGACGAAAGACTTCATCGCTTTGTCCCTCGAATGCGCTCACCCCTCAAAACCAGGTCATACATCTGCTTATGACTGATAAACTTTTCCTGCATCAGCCCGAGCCTTAGACCGGGTTTGTTGGACCTAGACTTGCGAATGAGTCTAATTTTAAAGATCTGGCTCATGGCCGATACCACCTCGACCAACGCCCCGCTCTTTGTTTCCAGGACCATGCCGGGTTCAATTGCTCGCATGTTCACGCCTCAATCCTCCGTTCCATTATACAGTGTTTCCAGTGTTTGCGCCAATAAATCGCGCTCGTTTCCGAACTTTTCCTCAAACTCTCGGCGGGTGTAGACGCTCCCGATGCCGTTCCAATGGCAATTATGACAAAGCGGAATTGTCTCAGTGTCGTGAGCCTTTTGGGATGCCCCATAAGGCTGTCCGTCTGCCCTTCTCCGAATGTGATGCACTTCTGTCGTCGTCATTTGCGGCTCGCCTGCAATCCGACAGGCGATACAAGGCAGCGCCCGCACTCGTCGCATATGCTCTGGATCGATGATCCTCACCCTTCGCATTTTGACCTCTCCGCACGGTGGGCCTCTTGCCTTCGGTTGTATGCCTCAAGGTGTGCAGGGTCCAGGAACGGCATCTCTGGCAGGCGGTCACGGCTCACCCCTGCGGTGAACATTAGGCAGCGGATCATGCCCATCGTGTTTCTGTTCTTCCCGTCCATGCACTGCCACTTGGCCTCGTTGTATTCGATTACCCCGAACAGGCGGTCACAGTGTTTGTAGGCTTTGCTGATAGCGCATTCGATTGTCATCATGGCAACCTCTTTAGCCCTGTGGACTTTGGTTTAGCTACCGATCCGTGATCCTCGTTTGCCTTCGCTGCGAAATAGGCGTCCCGAGTCTTGGCATAGGCATGAGAACGCTCTATCTGGTGTTTATCCTCCCCTGCCTCGCAGGATGGATGGCCGCATGTCCTCCGCCTCCCATCAGCAAACCCAGGATCAACGATAGGCGGCTCTGGATCTACGTAGCCGTCCGGCTGTTTCCGGTCCTGGCACTGGTATCCAAAGAACACTACCCCGCATCCTGGGCACACTATGGCGAGGTTCTTAGCCCATGGCTGGCCCCGTTCCATGACCACGGTATCGCTGATATTCGCATGGCGGGCCACCCTCGCGTCATTGAATGCCTGTTGGGAGATCTGGTTCGTTCTCATGTCACCCTCCAAAATAGGCCAAAAGAGCATCTTTCCAAGGGTTTTTTTCGTTCTCACAGGATGAGAAGAAATTAGCCACGCAGGGGACGTTTGGGATTTCGCTTCCTTCCCGGCGTCCCTCGGCAATCCGGATCCTCACGAACTCGAGCGCGGAGTTCGCCAGATCCTCCGCACTGATCCGGCTATCGTCTGCCTTGCGAATTGGACTATGGGTTAGGATCTCCTGAAACCTCTCCAGGAATAGGGCGCGATTGATCCGGCGCGGGGCTGGCTTCTTGGTTGAGAAGTTCCATCCGTCCTTCGGCCACCCGTTCCAGACTCTCTCAGCCTGGGACATGACCTCATCCTTGATCCCAAGGGCGGCGATGTTGTAATTCCTACCCCTTGGCTTCTTCGCCTTGGCAACCTTAGCCGAGGGTTCACCCTCGCATTCTGTTGCGATTGGGGGTTGGGGATTGTTAGTTAAAGGATTGGGGATTGGGGATTGGTTCGGACAGTGTTCGGACACTGTTCCAACACCGTTCGAGCACTGTTCGAGCACTGTTCGAGTCTCTTTCGACGGTTGAGCCGTTCCATACCTTCCTTTTCGTGTCTCTGCGCTCGCTAACCCAGCTATTGACTTCTTTTGCTGGTATCCATCGGCCTCGTTTCTCGACTCGAAACCAATCATATACCCTGTTCGGAACGGTGCTGGAACACTGTTCGAACACAACCCCCCGTTGAAACCCAATCCCATACCCTGAAGTAGCAACGCACGGTCCTCATCCGTGAACACAGATCCCATGGCCGCGTTGAACTCATCTAGATTTATTCTTAAATTCCATATCCTTGGAGGCATTATTTCAGCCCCTTCCCGATATCTTCTAACCGCTTCGCCGCCGCACGAAGCGCGATAGACATACCCATCGCATCCTGTAGGTTTTTAGGCTTGAATACAGCTAATCCACACCCGCTAGAATCGCTGATGTTTACCATATCTCCGCAAAGTTGTATCTCTGCGTTCTCATCGATAGAGAATGTTTGCGTTATCCATCGGGCCATATTCGGCTCCTATAGATGGGCCTGCCATTCCAATCTGGTCGAGTTTCCCGTCAGGGAACAGATTGGACTATGGCAGGCTTGTCGTGAAAACGGTTTACAGGACTCGACTCCTGTAGTATCAATCTACAGTATATTTACTAAAAGTCAACCTTCCAAACTTCTGATCCTCCATATTGATCACCTCCGAGAGCATCCTCTGTTTAACCTGGATCAGTGACCTCACGGCTTGGGTTAGATCGCCCATGTGGGGATTGGCCTTGTGGAGATCAACTGCCAGTTTGAGTGCCACCTGGACCTCACCTAGCTCCCTCTGTTTGCGACGGTAGGCTAACTCCGTGGGGGCCATGTCTACTCCTCCTCTTGGTCAAACAGTGTTTCACCATCGTCAATGTCAAACTGTTGACCCCTAGACGCGGCCTCAACATTCCGGCAAGCCTGCCGGTAGTAGCTATCTTTCAACTCCGCACCCATCCCAACCCGGCCAAGAATGACAGGGCTGTAAACCTCGCTCCCAACGCCCATAAAAGGGGTGAACACAACCTCGTTAGGGTTGGAGAACAACTGGACACACCGATCAATAACGTCAAGCTGTAGCGGGTGGACATGCTTTTCATCCTCGCTATCCCGCGCCTCACGGAAAGGCAATACCCGATTCATCCGAACATCATCCCACATACAGTCTGCATACTGCCTCCAGATCCACTGAGAAAATCGGTTCTCGGTTTGCTTACCCTTCCATCCCCGATACCTCAAAACGTCTGCGGGCGGCATCCGTTCCCCCGCGTAGCTCATCATCCCGATTGGATGGGCAACCGGGACAGGGTTCTTCCCAGACCTACGGAACGTCAATAGCTGATCCCCAGAGGCCACTCCGCAGTCCAGGCTATCCTCGCATAGCGTCTTATGGGCTAGGTTCTTCTGCATGGTTCGGAGCCGCACCGCGAGTGGTTCCTTCCAGATCATCCTTCGGCCCGTGAAGTGCCACCCTTCGGCCTCGTGGAGTCGGATGATATCACCAGGGAAGTCCATCAACGAATCTGTTCCACTGTTTGACTTTGGAATGTCCATGCAATGAACCGCAGTCACCCGACCTGGAAGGGTAATCCGGTGAAGTTCTCGAACCACAAAGGCATAGTGAGACAGAAATTCGTCATAGTCCATGGAATTACTCAAGTCCCTATCGTTGCTTGAGTAGTTATACAGTCCACCAAACGGAGGCGAATAGATGGACAGGTGGATAGAGTTATCAGGTAGTCCCTTCATAACCTCGATGCAGTCACCGTGATAGATTGCATACTTGTCGGTAATTACTTGATTGTTGATAGCCATGAAGGCACCTCCATCTTGTTCGTGAAGTTCGAGCTGTTGTCTACCGACATTGCGTGATTCATTTCAGAGACTAGTCTAGAAAACATTTGATCAGATTGGATCGCCTTCCTTTGAAGGTTCGCCAATACCCCACGCTCACCCTCTGTGGTCACGATGTCCACATGGACGGGCCTTTTCTGTCCAAATCTCCAGCACCGCCGCACACCCTGGTAATACTGCTCAAACGAGTGAGACGGGAAGAAGGTGATATGGTTGCAATGCTGATAGTTAAGTCCCCAGGCTCCGATTGTAGGCTTGGTGATTAGAACGCGGTATTTATCCTTAAACCCGAGTAGCTTCTCTTCTTTCTTGTCATCGCTATCGGCTCCGCTAACCTGGACCGCATCGGGTATCATCTTTTCAAGGATGTCCCCCTCTTGGTTGAGGTGGCACCATACAAGGGCGGGTTGGCCTGTCCCGTTCACCAGGTCTGCAACCTGATGACATCGCTCCGTGATGGTCCTGCGCCTTTCGTCCCGCTGTTCCTTGAGCCCTGATGCTGGGATAGAAAACAACATCCCATCGGGCAACGTCTCGGCCTGGACAAAGTGTTCCTGTTCCTCCAAGTTTGGAAGGATGAAGTCATGGTTATCAAACCCAAGATCCGAAGGGCTACGAACTGCCCTAGCCCAGCTACAAACCCAACGCCAGAAAGGAAGCTCGGCATGGCCCTTGAGCCTCCACTTGATAACCTCGCCACGCATCCGCCCCTGGGCCGAATTGTTCAAGTCGTTCTTAAAGAACTTGTTGAGCATGTCCATATGACCAAGATACCCAAGGGCCTCGCTTGAGGTTCCAAGTTCCGTGAAGTCATTTGGAGCTGCGGTAGCGGTTGCCAGTAATCGGTATGGTATTTTTCTCATAAACGATGTAATCAGGCTACGCGTCGACCCGTCATAGCTTTTCAGAATTGACGATTCGTCGCAGATAACCCCAATGAAGTCCGAGGATGAGAATAGGTGTAGCTTCTCGTAATTGGTAATTGTGATCCCACACCGGACCACTCCATCCCGGCTAATCTCGGCATTGATCCCGAACCGATCCGCCTCTAGTTTGATCTGGTGAGTCACAGCCAACGGGGTGAGTAGCAAAACATTGCCCCCGGTGTGCTGGGTCACGTTTTGAGCCCAGACTAGCTCCATGATGGTCTTACCCATCCCGCAATCGGCAAAGATGGCAGATCGTCCCTTCCTTAGAGACCATTCGACTAGCGACCTCTGGAAGTCGAAAAGGAAGTCAGGCATCCAGTTAGGGTAGAATCCATGTTCCCCCCCTAACTGAGCCTTCGACTCCAGAAAATCGTCATACGAGACGATAGGTTGAAGTTGTTCAGTAGGCATCATGCCTCCGCATAAGTCCTGCCGCTCTCACCCTGGTAGGAACCCGTAATGGGCAGGATGAGACGGCGGCAGGGGTGAATTTGGTTTGTCCAGGTTCCTACGCCCGGTGCCTTCATTGTAGGTTATTTGGGAGTGGTGTCAATCCCAGGTCATGCGTTAAGCACTTTCCTCACAGCCGCATCGAGTGCAGGCCCGGTAAGGTGGTCAACTTCGGTTTGATCCAGCCAATCACAGATCGCGGCTCGGCACCGTTCGCGCTCCATTAGAGCTTTTGACTCTGGGGCCGTTGCGTCTACATGCCGACACCCTTCCATGTGTATCACATGGTCTCTATCTGTTATTGTTGGCGAGTTTAGACTGTTTAACCATGGCGCACATCCGGCACAATATCGAATCGTCATCTCTATCCCTCCATCCAAACAAGCAAAAGAAAGATCCCGAACCCGCACACCGCACCTAGCACCGCTGCGAACCCAAGGCACCCAAGGGCACTGCTAGGCTCGTCGTATCCGTCAAGGTCGCAGAACGGCTTTGGGTTGTGGTCAATCAACTCGGTAGGTCGCTGCTTTTCCATTGGCTTTATCCTCCGCTGCTTGCCTTTCGGCGATGACTGATTGGGCCGCTGATACTAGTGCCCATGCCAGGATGTAGTTTTTACCAAGATATGCGAACCTGGCCTCTGAGAGTAGGTTCTCCATGCGTTGATCCATCATCGCGGTATTCATCGGATCATACAAGGCAGATACCCCAAAAGGCACCCCAGCGCAAGGAATGTTAGGCCAATTAGCGTTCCTAGGATGTTGGAGGTTCGGCGGCTCATGATGCCGCCCTCTGGCTGTCTATGCCGGACTCCTTGATGATGGTTCCCACTCGTGACCGGCTCATCCCAATCATACGGGCGATCTCGGCCTTCTTCATCCCGTCCACGGCATAGAGCTTGATGATGAGTTTACGTCTGGCAGCATTAGCCGCCATGTCTTTCTGATACCTTGTTTCTTTCTTCGGCATGTCTGCCCTCCTGAGTATCAGGTTAACCATGCGGCCTAAGGTGTCAACACTCGAAACAAAGTTTTTTGAAAATATTTTGTTTGAGGGGTTGACTTCAATTCTGGGGGCTGTATTCTGAGTCATGCAAGGAGCCGACATGATCACCAAGACCAAACAAGACTGGAGCATCGGACAGGTAGTGAAGGTTGGCTTCATGACACTGACCGTCCATAGCATCATCCCCACCCCTGGCGACTACGCCCCTGACGCCTACATTCTTGTTAGCACCAAGGGTGCCGTGTATGAGTTTGTTCCCCACAATGGATTGAACCGCATTAGCTAGTTGCAAGGCAACACACCAGGCCCCGAGGGGCGACGGTGGCTGATTGACAGGACGATAACGGATAACATTCGACGGCGGCGTTTCAGGACGCCTCCAGTAGTGCCAGGTGGGAGAGCTGCTAAGTCCCTAAATCAGCCATCGCGTAAGCTACGATGGAGCCTGGAGCCGTGCGGTAGCGTGGTATAGCTGGCACGGTCCTAATCGGTTCGGTTAGGCAACAGGAGTGAGAAGGCGCGAGGGCTGCGGAACATCTTTCAACCCAACCGCTCCTGTTCCCTAACCGCATGGAGAGAACCATGAATCTGACTTCCAACATCACACGAGACAATTTCGACCCAGGCAAGGTTTTACAGGCTTTACGGCTTGGCAGCATGTCCGCGCATGAATCAAGACGATTGCTGGAGGAAGCCTGCCACGCCATCGCACGTAGAGACGCACTGATTGAACGCGCCCGCATGGTGGCTGAAAACCTGCGGGACGACCTTCGGAACTGATTACCTACCAGGAGAGAGACATGAGCACCATCCGGATAGACGATATCGAATACAAGATCCCTGGTGTAGTCATGGATGTGATCCACGCTACTACCAATGAGTGCTCACTCCTGAGAGCCCATATTGAGAAGCTGGAGCGGGGCGAATACATCTGCAAGAAGTGCGGGCTCCGTAAGGGTTCCGACCACGATAAGGGTGATTTCTAGACCACACCACAGGAGAGAGACATGCTCACCACTCGCCAGGTGCAGAAGGCTATCGAAGCCGCCCAAGCTCCAGGCTATACCGTGGTTGGCGGTGTCGAATCTGGCCAAGTTCGGATCACCTACACCCGCCCGAACGGCATACAGCTAGGCACAGGGTTCAACGACTATGCCCAGGTGTTCATCAAGCGGGCTAGGAAGTGGGACGCATACAGAATTTGAATCACCACGCGGGGCATCGGACGATGCCTGGAACGCCTCTGGGAACTGCGTAGCGGAACCCAAGCGCACCCCTCTGGGCCGCTTTGAGCCGACAGCCCCGCACCTATCAGTCAGCATCGAGGGCACCGCGTCACTAAGACGTAGCTTGGGGTCACCGGATGGCAACGGTTAAAAATGCTTCGGCACCAAGCAGGTGAGCGACCTGGACTGACTGTAGCGACTCCAACGGAGCAACCCTCCGCAGAGGCCAAATGGAGCGCAGGGCATCAATGCTGTGAGGTGCCCACCTATCAAGCCGGATGCCGATTGCCGTAAGACCGGACGCATGTTGAACGGGCTGGAACCAAGCTGATACCGCAACGGTCAGCGCCCTCCATCCGGCACCTATCGCAACCCCTAGCTGATGGCCAGCCGTGCCAAAGGCTTGCCTGGAGATATCCATGCGACGAATCATCCGCCTCATCCCGAGGTCAGACCCTCCGCGCACCCCCGCGCCGATCAAACGCCTTGCCGCGCTGTTCCTGGCCTTTCCGCTTTGCGCTGGAGGGGTCGCCCGAGACAAGCAATTGCACTTAGCCGCTGGTGCATTGATTGGCGGAACCGTGACCTTGATCGCCAAGAAAAACGACATAAAGCATCCCGAGCTTTGGGGCATCGGCTTCGCGGTTCTCGCTGGCGCTCTCAAGGAAGCCGCAGACCGCAGACACGCCGGAAATCACTGGGACGGGCGCGACCTGTCAGCTACGGCGGCGGGCGGGATTGTCCTCAGCTACACCTTCAGATTCTAGGAGCTTCCATGAGCATTCACCCCATCTTTGCCGACCTAATGAGCCCATACACCCCCGCCGCCGCCGCGCCAATCCAAAGGAAAGCAGCATGAGCAACCATCCAGACGCCTACTACTCAGGCTATCGCGCAGCCCTCGACAACGACCACGCGATGACAACCAAGACGGTCCCTGCGGTGATTCCAGACAACCCGTTTGAACCGGATACACCTAACCATCTCCAATTCCGCAAAGGCTACATCGATGCGGTACTCAACCAATAACGCACACCCGAGGAACCCATGAGCAACCCGCCCGGAACCACCCCCACCCCCAAGCGTGAAGAACCCACCCCTGAGATCACCACCGATACCAAGGCGTGGATCAAGACCGGAAGCCACGACAAACCTATTAATTCGGCGACCTTCCATGTTTGTGTCGAGTTCAAAATCAATGGCCTTATCGTGGCAAGCGGGTTCTCTTCGCGGCCTTTTTGCGAGATGCCCTATGTCACCACCGATGCGGAACTCCAGGAAACAGAGTTTTGGAAACTGGTAGTGGCAGAGGCACACGACAAGGCCATGGCTCAGTCTGCGGTCATTCTGGATGCCCTCAGAACACAACTGGTCGCGTGACGCCATGCGCTACCACTACTCCCACCGCCGCGCCATGGCCCGGAGAGGCATCACGCCCTGCCACCGATGCGAGGGCGAAGGATTCCACCTTGCGGGCCGGAATTACGAGAGCCAACGCGCCGTCTGGTGTTCGTCCTGTGATGGCACTGGCTGGTATCGGGACGAAGCCCACGGGCTGCGAATGAAACGAATCAGCACACATCGAATGGAGATTGCCGCATGAGCCAGGAGCTTAGAACACTCAACCAAGACGTAATCGCGTCCCTCGTTATCAACGGCGATCTGAAGCGCCTCACCCCGGCGCAGAAGGTCGATTACTACTCCTACCGCTGCCAGCAGGCGGGACTTGACCCTGCGGCAAAGCCGTTCGACCTGCTCACCCTCAATGGCAAGGAAGTTCTCTACGCAAACGCAGCCTGCACCCAGCAGCTCACAAGCAACCGGAAGCTGAGTCACCAAGTAACCAATCGGGAACTCGTGGACGGGATCTATTGCGTGTTCGTCCGGGTGACGGGCGAGGATGGCCGATCCACTGAAAACATGGGCGCGGTTCCCGTGGAGAACATCAAGGGCGAGGCCAAGGCTAACGCGATGCTGAAGGCCACCACCAAGGCCATTCGCCGCGCAGTGTTAGCCCACTGCGGCCTTGGGATGCTGGATGAAACGGAAGTGGAAACCATCCCCGGAGCCACCAAGGCTACCCTGCCGCCCATCGAACCTGAGCCATTCACCCCGAAGGAATGGGATGAAGGGGAACGAGAGGAAGCCAAGGTCCAGATTGGGGCACTTGCCGATGACCTCATGGAATGGGGTCTGGAGCCTGCGGAGATCGAAAAGCTGATCGAAAAGCCGCGCCTCTTGATCGGTGACGAAACCGTGGATTTTGACCGCTGGGCCAATCGGTTGATGGGACTGCATGACCGACTGGAGAAGAAGCATAAGAAGGAGTCAGCATGAGCACCCTACCCCCCATCCTCCAAACCGCAATCGATGACATGGTATTCGGGCAGCGCCAGCCCGGATGCCCGTCTTGCGCTGAACTCCAGGCCCATGTGGACCGCCTCAAAGCCGCCCTGGACCTTGAAGCCAGGATGCGCGAGACGATGTCCCTGGCGTTTGACCGGGCCACGGCTGATTTGAAGGCCGCAGAGGAAAAGCTGAAGGCGCGGGATGCCTTCCTCCGCCAAGTGATGGAATCCCTGGAGAGCGGTGAAGCCTCCGATGACACAGTTTGGTTCAACAGCCACACTACGCTCTATGAGGCCATTGAATGGCTACTGGATGACCCCAAGGCCAGGGGAGAGCGCCCCTTACTGGATCTTGCGTCATGACCCAGTTCAAGTGCCACACCTGCGGCTCCCACTGGACCGAGGGACCAACCCGCGACTATGCCAAAGCTGCTTGCCGAGGGTGCCTGCTTAAGAATCTGGTAGAGGAGCAGGAACGGTTCGAGGCTCTGGCTGGGATGTTCCGGTTCCAGCCAGGATTTGGATGGGAAATGGACCGCTACATCCATCACGACGGAGATGAGTTTGAAGCCCATGACCTTCGACGCTGGCTCAATGACCAGATCTCCAGTCGCGGTTTCTCAGGATCGGACACATGAAACGGCTCCTGTCGCGCTTCTGGCGCTGGCTTGTGACCGACCCAAACCCTAACGACCCGGACCGTGATAGCACGGCCTGGAACTGATCTTGTCCACATTCACCACCCAGCACACGAAAGGGAAAGCCCATGCGAAAGCAGCGCCTATGCACTGAGGAACGATTCCTTGCCGATGTTTCCTCCCACACCATGACCGTGCTGCACGACGACGGGGTGTTCCGAAGCCTTCGATTCGCCAAGCCTGGGACCGGCAACATGCACTTCGTCCTCACGACTTGGCATGGGCACCTAGCAATCACCGGGGATATGGGTGATGCCATCTTCAGTCGCCTGGAAGATATGTTTGAGTTCTTTCGGACGGAGCCCTACACCCGGCGCGATGGGGTCACAGAAAACCTCCCTATCAACCCCGGATACTGGGCAGAGAAGTGCAAGGCGGTTAGTCGCTTCGGCGGAATGGACGAGTTCGACATGGACTGCTTCCGGGATGCCGTCAAATATCACTTCGACACCTATTTTGAGGATGAGGAAGACCCCGAGAAAAAGGCGGAATGCTGGGAGGAAATCGAATCCCAGGTGTTGAGCCTAGACCCAGAAACCAGCGAGAACGCCTACCGAACCGCCATGGACTTTGAGCACGAGGGCTTCACCTTCCAGGACTTCTGCGAGCACAGCCTTACTTCCTATACCTTCCATTTCATCTGGATTCTTTACGCGATCACCTGGGGCATCCGTCAGTATGACGCCGCCAAGGTCGCAACTGAAACCATCCAGGCGTGATGCGCCTGTCCATCTGCACCGCCACCACCCCATGAAAGGAACCCCTATCTGTTGACGCTGGCGAATCAGCAGAGCGCCTAACGATGGGCAGAACGGAGAACCAATGGATGTGAAAAGATTACTAAAAGCATCGGCTAGTGAAGATGTAGTTGCATTAGACGGGCGATGGATGGTCACGGGACCGGACTATCCAGATGGGACTGGTTGGACCCTGCACGAGATCGATAAAGATGGCGCATGTATTCAGTGTTGGGGCGACTTGAAACACAGAGACATGGCAATGAGGGTATTCGACGCGATGCGACATTTCGATCTTGTCGAACCGCCACATGGTGATGCCTAACGTTCCCGCTTAACCGGCGCTCAAAGAGCGTCCGGGTTGAAGCGGCGGGTTAGGC